TATATGGAGTAAGAACCGATGCTATAAAAGCAAGGGTCCCCAATGTGCTTTTGGTGGAGGCGTGGGGTACTGCCCCCCAGTCTTGCTGCCTTATTCCATTGCTATCAACAACAGTAAGTTATTTATAGCATAGAGTTAATGAAGTGTCAACTAAAAACACACTGTTGGGCTCCCAGTCTTGTCCCAACTTTTCTCTTGCGAGTTGTGAGTTCCCCTCTTCACAGTCGGGGCAGTGTGTTTTAGCAGAAACTATCGTCATCGTCGTGTGATGGATCATACTCATAAGTTACTAACTTGTAAACCCAAAACAAGACAAGTCCAATTAGTCCTAGTCCAATCATTGAACAACTACTTTACCAAGTTCACCAGATCCGAGCAACAATATTCGTTTCATAAAATCTCCTTAATAAAATTATTATAAAGGATTTAGATAGAAATTACTAGTTTTTTTAGCATATTGGATCTACAAAGTCTCCCGATGAAATTTTACGGTGATTTCTATACGTTCCCCAATATTTTGCTGTTTTATTTACTTTTTGCCCGTCGATATGTATCCAAATTCCGTTCCCAGCCCATTCTAATATACAAGCCCTAAATGGTAAATTTTTAACAATCCATTCACATCTGTTCATATTTGCACTATAATCTCTCATCGAACCTCGCCATTGTAAATCTATAGCCGATCCTTCGAAATGTTTGCTTCCTCCAACTCTGTTACTTCCAGGAGTAGGATAATCATACCCACTGTTTATTGTAAATCCAGGAAATTGTGCTTTGATTGGTTCTACTAGATTTACTGCTAACCAAGATAGATTTTCTATTAATTGGTCTACTGTAAATAGATTAGTATCTCTTAGTTCTCTTCGTGGACTCATACACGGAGTCTGACAAAAGTCACCCAAAGTATAACTATTTGATATTTTCATCCCATAATCAATTTTGCCGCCACCTGTACCTTTGACCATCGCGTCTTGTTTTGTTGGGTCCTTAGCAGGATCTATTGGGCCACTTGAATTTGGACTAGCTTCCCTCCTTGTCTGTACACTATTTTGTATATAAGGACTGCCACCGCTAACCCTAGGTGGAATGTCCGGAATCTGTGCTCTTAAATTTCCAGGTAATAACCCTTGCAATTGGCTCGCTGGGATTAAATTTTCAGCTAACCCTGGAGATAGGTTCTGTGATAATCCTGATAATGCTCCGACATTAGGTAATGATAAGTTACCTGGCAACACAGGTATCCTACCACTAACACTTCCCCCAATCAATGCTGCTAACGGATTCATAGCCGATGATGATGCTAACCCTAATACACTAGTTGGTATGGCTGTAGGAACTCCTGCTGCTCGTAATGCTACGTTAGCAGCTAATCCTAATACTTGAGAATTTACAGGAACACCGCTCCTTTGATTAAGAGCAACATTGCTAACAACTCCAACAACGTTGGCTATAACACCTGCTGTAGCCGGAGTTGAACCTAACACATTCTTTGCTACATTACCGGCAATATTTCCAGCAGCGTTAGATAATAAAGCATTACCAAATGTTGATGCAATATTCACAGGAACTGCTCTAGATCCACTCATCCTAGCAACAGCCTGTGCGCCAAGTGCTCCTGTTAAACCAGAAACAGCAGCAGGCCCACCTGTTAGGCTTCTTAATGCTTGTCCAGCTACAGCACCTAATGCTGCACCTGCTACTAAATTTGTTAATCCACTTAGTTGCACAGGTCCCTTGCTTATTAACCCGGCAATTGATCCTACAGGTAATAATGACTTAAACGCTGGTGGTAATAATGATGTAAATTTTCCAAGTGCTCCTTGAGGTATGCCCATCATAATACCTTCAAGCGCAGGTATTATGCCACCTAGTTGTCTTGGAGTATTATTAAGGAATTGTGCTACTTGATCCTTTGGTGTTCCATCACTAGATTTACCATCACCTTCGTCGGCAGCATCTTTGGATCCAGTATTTGCTTTGGAATTTTCTGATGCTGCTGCTTGTGGTCTAGGAGGTGGTAGTGGAATATCTTTTGGAACCCCGTTAACTTTTGTTTCCCCCGATGGAGGAGTAGCATCAGCAGTTTTTTTAATATCTGAATCTCTTTTTGGAGGATCTTTAGTAACAATAAAACTATCTACTACTTCACCTTTTGAATTGTAAACTTTACAATTTAGGACAATTTTATTACCAGTTTCAGCTGCTCGATCTATGGCCTGTTGTTTAGCATCGCCATTCGGATCCTCAACCTGACCTTGGGTATACTTAAGATATGTTGTTTCTGTTGTAGGATTGTCAATTGAAGGTTCGGCCATGACAATATTTAGCCAGCAAATACAGTACCTGATCCGCTAGTAGGATGACCACAATTTGCAACATCACCTTCTCGGCATACTGCTATATTGTTTACAAATACAGTTCCACTTCCGGTTGCCATTACAGGACCACCGTGTGTTCCCGGACCATGACCTTGAACTGCATCGCCGATCCTAACTGCTGGCTTATTTTCAACAAATACATCCGGAGATCCAACGATATCTTTACCTCCAGCAGCATCAGTATCTTTTCGTGCTATACCGGGCATTAGTCAAAACTCGTTGGGAAATTCTTTATCTTAGTGATGTATGAACTAACTAAGTCAAATGCTGCTGCTTGTTCTATTTCGCTTACATTTCCGTTAATATCAGTAATACTGCCCTGCTCAATTAATGAACGATAGACATTAATCAATCCTAACCAATCGTAAGGACCAATCGTATGTATTCCACTCCATGATTTATAGAAACTATAAGTACCACTAGCAGCAGTGGTTAAGTTCTTTGATAATGTTACACTAGTACTATCAAATGCTGTTACAAATGTGCCACTTGGAATTCCAGTACCCGTAACTAGTTGTCCTACTACTATACTTGAAGTATCACTTGAAGTAGTAATGACTTTCTGATTTATGTCTCCAGATATGCCAGCAGATATAGTTGTAATAAACTCTTTAGCACCATCTGCTAATTTAGTTATTATATCTATATCTAAATTAATATTAGTTAACTTAGTAGCCACAGTTGTGCTGTTAGTGGCAATAGTAGTGCTATTAGTAGCAATAGTAGTGCTATTAGTGGCAATAGTTTCTAGTGCTGTAGCCATCCTATCAAAAAATGGACTAAAGTCAAATGCTACACCTGTGCTACCTCCAGCTGATCCTGTATAACCTGTGCTAGATGAATATGATGGAGTTGTTGAAGATGTCATAGCATTATTTATACACTAAATTAGCTTACCAAACGTACTAGCACTAGCAGGAACAATACTAGATGTTCCCCTGATATATTGATTGGCTGTATCTTTATCTGTTATAGCCAATGCGATAACAGCAGTTTTTGGAATATCAATATTACCTTCAATCTCAGCAGTGAACAGGAATGGAGTCATTGCGACTCCAGTCTGTGTTACTGATAATACAAGTGGCTTATATACCTTATATGTAGTTTCACCTACATCAGTTAGTCTAGTAATAACTTCTTCACCAGTTATTAGCTTAAGAGTATGTACTTCACCTGTCTTTAACTTTTCGATTATCATGCTGCATCTTTCTGATTAATCGTTTCTCTTAGAGATTCGGGATCTTGCTTAGTTAATCCAGTATAACCGCCTTCTACTAGAATAGCACCATTAAAATAAATCTGTGGTACTGTCTTATGTCCCTGTGACTTGATAAACTCTAATGCGTTAGAGTCTGCCATAACATCAACAACTTGATAGGGTAGATTGTTATGCTCTAACCAGATCTTTGTACGATCACAATAGGGACAATTGGGCTTGCTATATACTGTTATCATTCTTTTCTCCTTTATAAAGAGAATCCTGCGAAACTCTTTTCATCTACGTCTTGTTTAACACCACCGTTAACATAACTAGTTATCTCTGTTTCCTGAGGAGCAACTTGAACTTCAGCACCCGAGATCCACTTCTGTGTCCATGGTAGAGGATTTGCTCCTCCCTTGTACTTAGTTGGAAGACCGATGGCCGTCATTCTTTTATTGGCAATCCACTCAACATATTCGCATAGCAACTGATAGTTAAGCCCAATCATAGATCCGTTCTTGAAAAGATATTCAGCCCATTTCTTTTCCTGATCAACAGCAGCTTCAAATAGTGCTACTGCTTGATCTTTACACTCTAGTTCAATCTGGGCAAAATCTGTATCGTCCTTAGGTAATATCTTAAGTAGAGTCTGTGTGCCAGCTAGATGTAAGTTTTCATCACGGGCAATAAACTTAATAATCTTAGCATTGCCTTCCATCTTCTTAACTTCAGCAAATGCCCAACTACAAGCAAAACTAACATAAAAACGGATACCTTCTAATACGTTAACACTCATTAATGCTAACCATAGTGCCTTCTTGTGTTGATACGGAATAGGAACAAGATGCCCATGTGTGGCACTAGCAGCACGTTGATTCATATCAATTAGGTCATCATAATACTTGCTAATGTCGCCAGCACAGTCTGCGATTTCAGCAATGTCCATCATCTCATCAAATATTTTAGATGGGTTGCTATAGATGTTGCGGATGATATGTGTGTAGCTCTTACTATGGATAGTCTCGCTAAAGGTCCAAGTAGTAAACCAAGTTTCTAATTCTGGCAATGAACAGATCGGCCCAAACGCAGCACTAGGGGCACGACCTTGTACACTGTCCAATAGTATTTGACGCTTTAGATTACTAGTAAAGATATGCTGTTCATGTTCAGTTAGATCCTTAAAGTCCTTAGCATCGCGTAGGATATCTACTTCCTGCGGCTGCCAAAAGAATCCAAGCTGTTTATCAGTAAGCTTATCAAACTGCTTATACTTTAGAGTATCATAGCGTTGGATAGTAACACCACCATTAGGGTCAAAGAACGCTAGTGATTTTGTGTGGTCAGACTTATTGTTAATATCAAATACGGTCATATTACGCAGCTCTCGCAATCTTCTTGTGGTGGTAGATCATCTAATGGTTGTTCGTCAATCTTGTTAACATCAATCTCGCCTTGGCCATCGTAACTATTAAAATAATATAGTTGTTTTCCGCCATACTTGTAAAACTGTAACACATGGCGTAACAACTCGCTCATTGGAATCTTTTCATCAGCATAATACTGTGGATTGTAAGATGTATTAACACTGATACCTTGATCAATGTACTTCTGTAGTACAGCACAAATATTAAGATAACCTTCAGGAGTCTTCTGATCCCATAGTAGATCATACTTGTTCTTCAATTTACGGAATTCTGGAACTACCTGCTTTAGGACACCATGCTTACTCTGCTTGATACTAATGTAGCTACGTGGTGGTTCAATACCGTTAGTAGCATTAGCAATCTGCGCACTAGTCTCAGCAGGCATGATAGCCATTAGTGTAGCATTACGTATACCAAAAGCCTTAAGTTCAGCCCTTAGATCATCCCAAGGCATGCGTTCTACGTGTGGAACTAGCTCGTCAATCTCTCGCTTGCGAGTATCAATTGGAACTATACCTTTAGCATACTTTGTGTCACTGGGCTTTCCGCAGGGACCAAACTCCTTGGCTAGATTAACACTTGCTTTAATAAGATAATAACTCATTGCTTCCATATATTCGTCTACCTTTGGCAAGGCAGCAGCATCGGTATATTTAAAATCGTTCTTAGCTAGCCAATATGCTAAGTTAATGATACCGACACCTAGTGGACGATGTTCCTTTGTAGCTATCTCAGCGGCTTTTACTGGATAGTCTTGATAACTTAACAGAGCGTCTAGTCCACGCACTGCTAGTTCACAGGGCTTTTCAAAATCCTTGGGGTCCTTAATAACACCCCAATTGACAGCACTTAGAGTGCAGAGGGCAATCCTGCCTTCTTCGTCGAATATATGTGTAAGTGGCTTCGTTGGGAGATCAATCTCTCCGCATAGATTGCTCTGTCGTATTGGAGCAACTGCTTCATCGAAACTACTGTGAGTATTCGCATTATCAACATTCTGTAAGTAGATACGTCCAGTATCCTTACGTTCCTGCATAAAACTAGAGAACAAGTCAATAGCCTTTAGTGTCTTCTTTCGTAACTTAGGATTCTTTTCTGCTGCTACATATAGCGTTTCAAACAGTGCTTGATCGTTAAAGAAAGAAGTGTAGAGGTCGGGCACGTCATTCGGACTGAACAAAGTTATATCACCTCCTTGAATCAAACGTTGATAGAACAGTCTATTAAACTGTACCCCATAGTCCATATGACGCACCCTATTATCCTCAACGCCCTTGTTATTCTTAAGAACGAGGAGGTCCTCTACTTCTAAGTGCCAAATGGGGTAATAAAGCGTTGCTGCTCCATTTCTCACACCCCCTTGGCTACAGCTCCTGACGGCAGCCTGGAACATCTTATAAAACGGTATGACGCCAGTATGGCTAGCATCACCATTACGGATAGGTGATCCTAGTGCTCTAATACGTCCTGCTCCAATACCAATGCCAGCCTTCTGGCTAACATACTTTACGATAGCACTGGTAGTAGAATTGATTGAATCTAGACTATCGTCAGTTTCAATCAATACACAGCTACTAAACTGTCGCTGTGGTGAGCGTACACCTGCCATGACTGGTGTTGGTAAACTAATTTGATGTGTGCTAATACACTCGTAGTAATCCTTAATCCATTGTAAACGAATTGACTTAGGATAGCTATTGAAAAGTGTAGCAGCGATTAAAATATAACATACTTGCGGTGTTTCTAGGATCTGTCCAGTTACACGGTTCTGTATTAGATACTTGCCGCGTAGCTGTTCCATTGCTACATATGTTAACTTCATATCGCGTTCGTGGTCAATGAAATTATTAATCTTTTCCCACTCTGCTTCATCATACCAATCTAGGAATTCTTTAGTGTAGTATCCTAGATCAACGTTCTTCTTTACTAAGTCAAGCAACTTCAATGGCTTGTAGTTGTTATACACTTCCTTACGGAGAGCATAGTTAATGAGTCGACCTGCGACGTATTGATAGTTAGGCGTATCCTCAGTAATGAGATCAGCAGCGGCTTTGATAAGTGTCTCTTGTATATCTTTAGTCTTGATATTGTTATAGAACTGTAGTTGGCTTCGGATTTCTAGTTCGCTAGGACTAACATTGTTTAGTCCTTCGGTAGCCCAGAACACAGCTTTGTGTAGTTTATCAAGATTTAATTCTTCCTTGCGACCGTTTCTTTTAATTACAGTAATTCGACTCATTATTCCTTAACCTCAATATGTTTAATATAGTAT